TGATGCCTCCTTCAAATGGTACTAACTCCTTGCCGAGATCGTTTAACATCTGTGCGCGGGAGGACTTCTTTCCTTTCTGTCGAATAAGTGCGACGGCTGCTCCGGACAAAACGAGGCCAATGCCCAACGTAGCAGCCAATTGAGAGGCTGCGAGCATCTGGCCAGTGGCTGCGGTGATGGCGCCTTTGCCCATCTTGCCGGGAATACCTTTGGTAACTTTTTGTGTTAATTCCGCTAGCGCTTTAGAGCCTTCATCAAGCCATAATTCACGGTTGGAGGCGGGAAACATTTCGCCAATCGTTGAGGCACCACCTTGAAGAGCCTGGGAATATGCTGCCTTGTCAACACCCAATTGAAACAATTGAGTCGGATTAGTGGGGTCAATACCCAACTTCTTCATTACGCCAAAAAGCTGTTGGGGGGCAACGTTGGGAGCAAATGTGCCGGGGTTGCCGGTGGCGATACGTCCAAACATCTGGGTAAACCCTTCTCCCGGCTGGGGCCCAATTATTTTCTGGATTTTTTTGAAGCCCGAGGCAATGGTGCGCCCAAGCTTGGGATCGGGCCCATATTGGAAAGTCTTGAAAATTTGGATTGCCCATGGGGTTTGAAGCAGAATGGCGCCGAGAACACCTGCCAAGCCGCCCAATGAAAGAATAAGAGGCATAAGAATGCTTTCCAAGCCTTTCATGGTTTCGGATCCGACTGCCTCGCCCGACCGGCCGGCCTTTGTATAGGAACTTCCAGGTTTCCCTTGCTCAGTATCATGAGTAGGCTGCTCGGCGAGAGCTTTCTCAGCCAACAGATCAGCTTCTACGCCTTCTAAACCTTCTTTAAAGTGCTTATAGGCATCACCCAATTTATAATCCATGATGTATTTGACATATTGGCGGAGGCCTGCTACCAGATGATTAGCAGAATCTGGATCAATTCCCTCTTTTCCGTCGCTAGCTTTATACTTTTCAACGGCCACATCAAGACCGTCATAGACGGCGGCTATCTCATAGAGCGCACTCATGAATTCTGTTTTGTCTTCCATGTTTGGAAACTCGGGAAATTCTTTTTCAAGCACTTTCCGGAATTTGCTTCCTTCAATGCTTGCGGCTTTTTCCATCGCAGCTTCTAGTTTCTGGATAGCATCCTCTTGGCGGGCGCCGCGGCCGCCAAACATCTTGCCGCCTTTTTCCAAAGGTTGTATATACTTAGCGCTCCAGTACTTAAGCTTTGACCAGACGCCTTCTTCTAGGATCTGCTCTTCGGTAAAACCGGCTTCCAATAAAATTTCTTTGTAACATTCTTCAACAAGAAGTTCCCACCCAGTGGGCTTTCTATCTTCAGTGGCGAGATAGTCGCGCCATGCATCCGCATGTTGCTGGGCTTCCTTGAAGCTGCTCCATTTTTTACTCATTTTCTAAAACCTCATTTAACAGTCGATTGATACGATCTGCTTTAGTAAACACGTTAGGAGTGCTCAAATCCTTTGCTTCTTTCATCATATATGCGCCGGGAGTGGAGGGCTCCGATACAAAATCAAAACAGATAAGCTGGAAGTCATCTTCTACGATGGTCTGTCCTTGCCCTTCGCTAACGGATCCCATGCCTCGGGATGAGATACCAAGCTGCGCGCCACTGTTGACAAGACCGCGAAGGATATTGCCGGATGGCGTATCAAGCACTTTGACTTTGCCCATCACTGCCTTGTTTTCCATCCACACATCTGTTACCATATGCGAAGCGTTCTTTAGGTTAATGATAGAGTCGTCTGGGTGGTCTAATTCGCCCAAAGCCCTGCGTTCTTTAACGAGCTTTTGATAATTGTTGACCTCGCGCGTTAATACACGATAAGGATAAACGCGGCCGTTACCATTTTGGACGTCCGCTTCCTGTAATTTGCCGGAGAGCATCATGCCGCCATTAGAAACAAAACGTTTCTCTTCTTCTGTAAGAAGATCTTGACAGACACCACCCTCACAGAGTGCATAGTACTCTCTTAATAAGACCTTGGCCATAGCTAAGATCCCTTACAGCAATTTCTTACTGGCTGCAGCATCCATTTACGTGTCCATATATTTATGTTCATGTTTTAAACCTTCATCTCCGATTAGCATATTGAGAACATATGATGTTCCAGATGATAAGCATCCTAAAATTAAATAATTTGCAGGCGTTACATCAAAATTAAATAGTTCTGTGTAGGGAGAAAGTAACATTAAAATCCACCCTACATGGAAACCCATGCACATGGGGCACGAAAACATTTGACCAAGCCACCCCTTAGTTGGTCTTAGTCCCTCTAAAATTTTGCCGTATACTAAAATCTGCGTCATTCCATAAGCTGCTAAAATAAAATATAATAAATCCATTAAAGCTCCTCTAAAGCCTGTTGAAGTCCCGCAATTATGGATTGTAAAGTTTCGCGGGCAAGATTCGTGTCGGTGCCGGCGGCGGAACTAACCTTTGTCACAACGCCTTTTACTTCAGTCTGGGCGTCATTAAAGATTGCTGCCTTTTCTGCTGGCGCCTGTTCGGCGTCATCTACCTCGTTGAGGATTTCTCTCCACTTTTCTAATAGTAACTTCATTTTAAATTGTATACAAGTAACTCAACGAATAGGGATCTCTAATATATCCTTGACGAATAGAGCCTTGTTCAGTATGCTGTGGCACTTCTCCCAACTCTGTGGAGTCGGCCTTGTCAGGATGGATCAATTCGTCATCGGTCATTGAAATAATAGCTTCGGTAGACTCGAAATACGGACGCTCTTCATCAATAAAATTAGAAATATTGATAAGCGCCATTTTAGCCGTACTAAGATTTTCGCTGGATGCTTGTTCCATTAACGCTTCGAAGGCTCCATAAAAAGAACCTCCCTGAATAGAGTCGGCGACGACGAGGCCCTGCTTGCGCAACATAGCAAACAATCTATTCTGTGCTCCATAGACGAGATCGTTCATCGTTTCTTTGGGAAATACTGTAATTTTATTGTTTTTGGTAGACAATACAATATCAATGTCACCATGTTCAAAAATCATTAAATCTCCGTTAAGGCTCTTTCGCACATCTAATTCTAGGCGGACTACGGCACTATCTGCAGCATCTCCAATTCTAACTGTGATGGCCATCTGAATAGATTTCCTTTACGAGGCTTTGAGTTTTCATAACTGTTAGCAGAATTTCATCGTCGATAGTGCACTCTCGCAGTTCTTCGAGACGGGCCACAATCTTTTCGGTTTTGGCCAACATTTGTTCATCTTCTCTAATCTCTGTCAAAAGAGTGGCCTTTTTAAGATCGGACTTTAAACGTGCAATTTCTTCATTTAAAAACATTTTTAATTCTAGTGCATTATCTGCAAAAGAGGAGATATAATAAGTTAGCAGCTCTTTTTGCTCTGCTAAAAGCTCATTTTCATATTTATTATTAAACTTATTGGTAAAAGAACTGACTACCAAATTATCAATATCAGTGGGAAGCTCAATAGTTGAAGCATGCTGCGTCATCTTCTTAATAATCTCTCCCTCTAGAAGTACTAGATCTTTAGGCGAGATCCTATCAGAAAAAATTTGTGCTATCGAAGCCAAAGTTTTATAATTGGGAACAAATGTATTAAATACCCCCGGCTCTAAATCGCGGTTAACATCATTAATGAGGCGAGTCTTTTGAGCAAAAAGGCTATTAGGATCCAGTAAACGATGAGCCATCTTGGCCTCGTTTAATACTTTTTGGGATGTTTCTTTATCCAAGCTTTGATTTTCATAAAGAGATCGATGGCATTCTAAATCTTTCTTAAGAAGAGAACCATCTTGAAAATGCTGCTTAATTATATTAAGAGTAATATCACGTCGTTTTGTATCCTTTCGTAAAATTGCAACTGTCGCTTCTCTAAGAAGAGCTTCATATACAAAAGCAGTATTTCTTTTTTTATTATGCCTTGTCTTCACTTTCTTTCTCCATAACTTCTTGTTTACTTTCTTCGAGCCCCTTTAAAAGAGATCTCACCGAGTCATTAATTTGAAACAGTTTGGTTTCTTCTAAAAGTTCGCCATTATTATAAGTAGATGCATCTTCTTCATAAATACCAACTGATGCTTCACTAACAATTCCTCTACCAAGAGGGCCTAGCCCATCAGCATGTCCTGGATATAGCACTCTAGGTACCGCCGCATATTCTGGGCCGGCAGCAGCCTTGGTGTGGCGCGAGAATGCGCCGGCGCCGCGGCGATCTCCACCGGGGTTTTTCCGAGAACCCTTGGGGTGATATACTTTTCCCTTGGCTCCGGGTGTAAGTCGTGGTTCGTTACGTGAACCGGGGGGTACCGCTAATAGTGCGGATTCATCCCCTCCGCCTTCTGGGCCCCCAGCGTCACCGGCCGGCATTTCTTCTGGACCTCCTCCGAGATCGCCGCCGAGATCTCCTCCGAGATCACCGCCAAGATCTCCTCCGAGATCGCCGCCGAGTTCGCCTCCCATGCCACCGCCGGCGCCGCCTGCTGCCGCGGCTTCAGCAACTGCTTGAAGTGCAGCATCGTGCTTGCGATCATAATACATTTCACGCTGATTGCGTATGAACTCTTCATTCGACATGGCGAAAATGTTTTCGGTAACCCAGCGGCGCGAGAAATAGCCTTCAGTGGCTGAACCTGCAATGTCAAACTTCTGCTTCCAATGCTCGATTTCTTGAAGCTCGGAAATGCGCGAAGGATTATTGAGAGATAAGCTAAAGCTTAATAAGTCGTCGCCTCTGAAGCCTAGCGTATAAAGGTGAATAATGGCAATCTTGGTAAGCTCTGCAATAATCACGCGCTGTAAGCGTTGAATGGTGCGGGCAAAGCGAATGTCCTTTTGTGCCAGAGTGGTCTTGTCTTCTTCTCCGCCCTCGCCCATTGTCAGGTACGATTGAGGCACCTTCAATGCCGAGAACAGTTTGTCACGGAGATACTTGATATCATCAATCTCTGTGATGTTAGATGCGCCGGCGAGGGACACGATATCTGTTTGAGACCCAGCGCGTACCGGAATGAAGTAGTCTTCCTCGATGCTCATGGGATTATAGCGCAGGTCAACTTTCCCTGTTGCAGGATCTACTACGGAATGTCTTTTAAGATTGGTGACTGTCTTTTGCATGAATTGCTCAACATCTTGTGGAGGGATGCCCCCAACGTCAATCTTGAACACGCGGCGTTCGGATGAGCGGATAACGCGGTATGCCATCATAGCATCTTCCATCAGCGTTAGCTGGCGCCAGATGCGTCGAGATGCCTCCAAAATTGATGTACCATACGGAGCATACTTGTCATTTCCTAAGATGCGGAAATGGGCAATTTGCCAGTTCTCGAAGGTCATGCCAGCGGAGTTCCACTGATATTGAACGTAGTTGGGATTGGTGGAGTCTTTGCCCTCTAGTCTTTCGATTTCTTGTGGGGGCAATGCGATCACAGATTGAACGCCATACTTTTCATCGACGTCGAGATATAAGAAAAAGTCGCCATACTTGCACATCGTGCGGGCCCAGCCGAAAAGATTATACTGAAGGTTGAGGATGTTGTCAAACATAACTGCTAACACCGCTTCGATTTCTTCGTTGGGGCATTTGATGTTGAGCATGGGGCGCAGTTCAGAGAAGGTCGTCATTTCATCTGCATAGATATCCATGCTGGAAGCAATCTCTGGCATGTACTCCATTTGATCAAAATCTACATATCGTTCAGATCTGCGCTGGTTTTGGATAGCGTTTGTCGCAACTGCATCTAAAGGATTATAGAGAGTCTTCTTAAACTGCTGGCCAGAGGCGGACTTGAATCTAGAACCAAATTTGTCTAGATGTTGCCTTCTAATTCGCCGGCCCGATTGGGACCGATAACTTACGATAGGTCCAGAAAAAAGCCTTGTTAAAGCTTTGAACAGTCCGGTGTTGCTATTGACAGGGTTGTTATTGGGTAATGCCATTTATAATCTCACTTAATAATCCATTTATATTGGTCATACAGCTGTTGTGCTTCGGTCATTTGATCCATGATGTTGTCTTTTTTATATCCGTGTTGCCCGCTAATACGGGTATTCATTGTAGTTTTAGTTGTAATGATTGCATCTATAAATGCTTTTTTATAATTTAATTCTCGCGCATTAGATTGAAGTGCCGTATCGCGTACCCAACAAGCAATAGCCAAAGCCATAATCAAATCATCATTATAGCTTTTCATCGCTTGCGGTTTGCCGTTTTTCCAAATAAAAGTTTTCATTTCATTAACAGTACGTGAAGAATACACTTTAATTAGTTTGTTTCTGATAAACTCCTCTAGTTTCGCGACTATCAACGGTCGCGTTTTCATAGAGGTCGTAAAGCCTGGGATAGCGTTGCTCTGGTATTCAGCTTGGTGCTGTTCAATATATTCATGCGTAGATTTAATAGAATAATATAAAGTAGGATAACCGTATTCTATGAGTTTGTCAAGTACTGTATAGCCAATATTATTATTTTCTACTACTAACATTGCATTTCCGAACTCTCGGCCCACCTGATTTAACATGTTAGCAAACATATCGGGCGTAGGCTTTCCTTGATATTCTCCAATGATTTCAAGAGTTTCTAATTTTAAAATATGAAATGTCGAAAAATCGGCGCCGTCGCCGCGGGAAACATCGACCACCATGAGATAATTGCAAGTAGGATCAAATTCTTCCCAAATCCAAAAATTACGATCAAACCCTGTACGATATTTGGGCTCTTT